ATCGTGAGTAATATATCGGAGGCCGGAGGTAATATTGGTGCTATTGACATCGTTCGATATGAAGAGAACGTTGTCATTCGGGATGTCACCGTAGATACCACCGGCCTGGATCAGGCGAAAGCCATAACCGAAGGGCTTGAAAGGATTGATGGCATTAGCGTGATGCACTCCTCCGATCGTGTCATGGTGATGCACCTGGGCGGCAAAATTGAGGTTCGCCAGCACATCGCCGGTGATGCCCTTGCGGTCCACGGTACGGATGGCCTGCTGGCCCGAGATGGTGTCCTTGACGTGGTACTGCTTGCCAGGGAACCATTCGGTGTCGGCGGCCTGCACGAGGGCCTGGACGTTAATCTCCACCGGCGGGTTCACGTTCCAGTTCAGGTTGTCGGCGTGTAGGCACAGGAGGCCGCACATGAAATGCCAGAGGGTCTTGACGCCCTGGAGCAGGCCCCGGCCATCAAACCTGAGCAGGTTAGGAAGGGGACTGAAGGCCATCCCCGGCCAGCGCAGGGTCTTGTAGGGGCTAACCTCCGGTTCCTGAATCACTCGGCCTGCACACGTGGTATAGGTGCAGTTCGGCATGAGTATCTCGCCCTTCGGGTCCAGGAGGGTGCCCCAGAACTCCGACACCAGTAAGGCGTTGCGGAACTTGGAACGGCTCCAGGTCTGGTTCTTCCGGCGGGCGATTTCCTCTTTGGTCAGGTACGGCGACTCGGACTTGCTGCTCATGGCAGCCAGAGGACTCAGGCCTCCCACGTTCTTGTAGCGTTTCTGTCCCTCGTAGAATTTGAGCAGGTGGTAATCGAGCCACTCCTGGTGGACCCAGAACATCCCGCTCTGCGGGTCACGGCTCAGGGCGTCCGGGTCACGGTGGATTTTCCACGGTTCCACCAGGGAATAGTTGAGGCCCTTCCCTGGTATCCACTGCGGTATCATTTCCATCGAGGTGCCGATAGCAAAGCCCATCATGGCGGCATCGGTAAACCTGATGGGGAACTTGCCCCGGTGACGACCAAGCTGGCTCGGTAATAGTTCCTGCCAGAGCTTCTCGCCGTCCTTGTTGCTCTTATTGGTGACGCTGAGGAACTGAACCTCGAACGCCTTACGGACGACGGACCCGGCGAACTGCACGGCAGAGAAGGGCTTCGGCATGATAACCCGGCTCTGCCACTCGTCCTTCTCCTTGTAAAACTTTGGCTCTACCTCGTTATAAACGTCCCAGCACTCATCCTGCTCCCGGCGGATGTCCTGCACGGATTGAACGGCATTATCAACCATGTCCTCAAGAAAGGAGACGAAGTGCTTCTCGTTCTCTTTGACGGAAGCCTTCGCAGCCGCATGACGCTCGGCCTTCTCTTTCACATCCATATCGGCATCACGGTTTTTGATGTCGTTGATGCGTTTCTTGATTTGGTTTTTCGGGTCAACTGCCATTATTTTTTCTTCCCGAGCTTCATCCCAAAAATGGGAGGCCGTGAGGCCTTTTGCATCGCCGGACCCGCCGGGGCTGCCATCATGGGAGACCTGGAAGCTGATGGCATGGTCGGCAGGGCCGGTCTCGGTGCAGGTCTCGCCGCTCCGGGCATCGTCGGCATGGTTGGCGCTGCCGGTCTTGCCGGGGCAACCGGGGCCGCCGGAGCTACTGGCGGGGTCGGCGGCGTAGCGGCAGGAGCAATGGGCGGCAGGCCGGTAGCTGGCGCTTTAGCGGTTCTGGCTCGACCAGGGGAGGTCACGCCTTTTTTTTTAACCTTCTTCGGTAGGCCTGATGTGGGCGTGCCCGCAAATTCCTTGATAGAAGGCAGGCTCATGGACTTCGCCATCTGTGCCGACGCCGAACCGGGCTTGGCCTTGGCGGTCCCCGCCTTGACACCCTCGGCGATTCGGGCTGCGACTACTTGGTCCTTGGATTTCCCTGGCATGTCGTCCCCCTAATAGCGGATGACGGTTTTCCCGTCCCCTTGTTTGACCACCGTACCCAAGGTCTGATGCTTCTTGGCCTCCAGATTCGCCCAGAACTCATCGTTGCCGTAGGCCAGATGGCGAACACTTGCGTCCACTTCTCCCGAGGGGCGAGGGGGTTCAGCGTTCCACCCTTTGTCGTTCGCCACTACTTCCCCGGTCGTCATATTCCGCAGGACTTCCCGCCCCACCTTAACTCGGCGGCCATCGGCCAGGGTTCTCCGTCCAGTTGTCTGTAACATGGGCCACCAGCCACGGTAGCCGCTTTTCTCAAGAGCCACTAATTCCTCCGGGGGCCGTAGCTGGCGGCCCGGCGCTTCGCCTGCTGGTTACAGGCAAGAGCATTGGCATAAAACTGGTTCACGTCCACCTCAGGGAAGAGGATGTTCAGGCCGTTCGCCAAGGCGTCGCACTCATGCGACACCTCGTTCTTGACCGGCAAAACCCCGACGACGTTGCCGGAGAGGTCGGTCTTATAATGCCATCCGCCCTCCAGCCCAGAGATAAGGCTATCCAGCCTCGGGTCGATGGTCACATACGGGAGGCCGTTGACGTTGCCATTGAAGGCCCGCCCCATGCCCAGCTTCATCGCAGCCCAGGTGGAAGGCCCAGGCTCGAAGATGCCTTTGAAGGCGGCTTCAATGACCTTGGCCGGACTCTGGGCGATATTGCTCTGGTCCGGGTTCTTCATCGTGAAGTCGCCCATGTCCCGCCACGCTTTTGCCTTATCCTTCCAGCGTGGGGACACCATGGCAGGCATGACCTGAGTTTGGATAAGCTGGCGGATGTCTCCGCCCTTCTCCAGTTTGAACCTATTCAGCACCACGCATCTCCCGGTTGGGGTGATTTGCCCCATCACACAGGCCGGGTTATGCCAGCCGTCCCACATACGGAACGATACGAGGCCATCGGCAGGCTTCAGGAAGAAATCGCTGACGTGGAGTTCCCGGCTGAACTGCGGTGTTACCCGAGACCCTGAATAGACCGGCGCAAACTCACCCTTCACGTAACGCAGGTAGGCGGACGGGTCATTGCGATATGCAGCTTTGACCGCTTGGCGGGAGACTTCGGAGGCGAAGATGTTCTCCCCGTAGGGGATGAACCATACTCGGCGGGTGATGAGTGGTTGGTCGGGGTCGATGCAGGGGTCGGTGATGAGCCTTCGGTGTGTCCAGTGAGCTTTGTCCGCCGGGTTCATGGATATTTGCAGCCGGGGGACCGTGCCCTTCTGCCTTGTGCAGCGCACCAGGGCGGCATTGAACACGTCCTCAGCTAACCCGGCGTTTAACTTATCCTTCATGGGGGCCGGTTCTTCCAGCCATATCACAGCAAATTCAGGGCCTTGCAATTTTGAGAGCGCCGCCTCGTCGTCGATGCCAAGCAGGTGCATCTCTACCGGAGGATTCGTGAACATTTTCATATACTTACCATCATCGTAGAAACGAGTGATGGAGCCGAAATCCTCTTTGATGGAGGGGATGGTACTGAGCTTCATGTTGGCGTGAGTGTCCCGGACGATGGCCCCCCGGATGGGCTTACCACAACGCTTGGCGTGAATCGGGAGCGCAGCAATCGAAGCGAAGGTTTTACCTTCGCCCGTGTTGCTGATGAGGGCGTTCACCACCGCCGTTGAGAAGCAATACTCCTCTTGGGTGGGGGTAAGCTCGAACTCCAGGGGTGGCATGATACTTCTTTTACTGCCCTTATAAGGGGTTAGAGTCAAGCTCGTTTTTGTGATTGACCGTCCGTGGTAGTTATGTTAATCGTAGTGAAAACCGTGAACCGCAGCCGGGAGAACTATGACATTAAAAAAATTCAAGCAGCAAGGGGGGATTCTGTGCATGAGGTCGGTGCTCGCACAGGGGGGGAGCTACCTTTTGACAATCCCCCGAGAATTTATTAAGCGTCATGGCATCAAAGCAGGAGACCTTCTGCCGGTCATCGGTGGGGCGAATCTCACCATTCTTCCCCCACAGGACATGGACGATGCCAAAGACTCAGAACCCTAAGCGCCACTTTGATGCCGCCCTGTTCTCCAGGATGCGTCGGCAGTACGACCTCAGCTACTTGGAGTGCGGCAGGCAGGTGGGGGTGACGGACGACGCCCTCAAGAACATCGAACAGAGCGTCCGCATACCAAGTCTCCCGACGTTCAGGGGTATCCTCACGGCCTTTGGTCTCGGGATGGTGGAGGTCTTCCAGTTGCTCCGGCTGACCCCGCCCGGAGTCACCCACTCTGAATTGCAAAAGTTCTTAGCCGCATGTCGTCAGGAGCAGCTACCTCCCTCAAAGGTTCTGGCCGACTTCATCCGAGCCTATGCGGAGGCCTGATGCCGCTTCTTCCTTACGGACCTGTACCCCAAAAGAAATACTCCCTCCTGACCACAGCCCTCTTCTCGGGCTGGATATTTAACGTCGGGGTTTCAGATGAGAAGAGAAACCGGCTGGTCCTGGAGAAGGACGGCAACACCCTGGTCCTGGGTGAGAAAGACATCACTCTCTTCCCGGTAGGGCACGTCGTCGGGATACAGAGGCCATACACCTTTCTGGCCCAGAGCCACAAGAACCCAGGATTCATCTATAACATCAATAAAAACCTGGACTCCTTCGACCTCCTGGCACCAGAGAAGGGACTCCAGCCAGCTATCGTGGTCCACCGGGAGACCTACTTCAAGCCCATGTGTGGGCTGCTTACCCGCTTTCACCGGAACGTCAGGAGAGCGCCCTACACCACCGAGTTCATTCATTGGGTCCGGCAGCACCGGAAACAATCGTCCCTGCCTGGGGACACCAACCGCATCCACCGGCTTCTAAAGCTCGGGAATTATAACTTCTGGGTCTTGGAGCCGAAGGTGGACGACAAAGGGAGCCATATCGAAATACTACCACTACGAGGGAGATGAAATGCGTAAGCTATTCGGATACTTAACTTTACTGGCGATTCTGGCCGTCTTATGGGTCGGACTCTATCATACCGTAAAATACTTCATACCCTGGCTCGTCCTCCTGGATAGGTTCTGATGTATATCCTCACGCCTGGAGACCTGCATTTTTGCAAGTGGCTGGGAGAGGCCCGCTACAAAGACAAGCAGCACTATGCCAGTTACAAGCCTCTAAGCAAGGACTTCGCCATGATTGGTGTGGCTGGCGAGCTTCTCTTCTCTCTCAAGACCGGGTATGCAGTGGACACCGTGATACGAGAAAACGGGGATGGAGGCATAGACTTTTATACCCCGCTCGGGACCGTTGACGTGAAAACTGGCAGGCTGGGCAACAACGACCCGAAGCTGCTGGTCAAGGAGGGCACGGTCAAGGCCTTCATCTACGTCCTGGTCGAGTATTGGGACGACCCGCCCAGAGTCGAGTTCCGGGGGTACACCGAGGCCTGC